TGACTGATGCGTTAGTGAATGGAAAGTTTTTAATCCCAGTGCCGGCGTGCCCTGATTATTATTATTTCAAGCATCTCAATGGTACGTATTATCCAATTAAGATTGAAGAAACGATTCCATACGATCTGCTGCCAAAAGAATGCAAGTTGAGCTTTGAGGATATTGACAGTATCAAGAAAATGTCTGCATTGCCTATCCGAGGTGTCCTTGTGTATGACGCCTAGAGTTGAGATTACGCATTGCAAGAAACACCATGTTGGCTGGAACTATGTTATCGGTTATAATGGTAAGCCATGTGCAATTAGTCATTCTGCACGTAGGGCTGGTTTGATTGCTAGTTACTTAGAGGGCATACCCGTGATTCTGAATGATAAGTCTTTGACCAGAACGCTTGACAGAATGATTGTTAATCATGTATCATAATGTCAGCAGGTATTAAGACCATCTCTTTAGATTTGAGCTTTGGGATAACTCGCTGAAAAGCGCCTTAGTCATTTACCGATCGTAGTTGATTGGTTCTTGTGAGACCTTATAGCTTGCTACTTGTTATAAATTGGCTGCGCAATAAAAATTTGCGCAGCCTTTTTTTGTAGCGTATAATAATGAAAGAAAGGACGGTGGTTTTAATGAGTTTAAAGCCCGATGAAGCCGAGGCACTCATTACTGCAATTACCGATAAATTAGGCGAAAATGCACCAACTGTCAGTGATGAACTGGCGCAGTTACGTTCAGGCTATTCAGGGATTTATACTGAAAAGTCTGATCTTGAAAAAACAAATGAGCAGCTTGCCAATGATAAAGAACAATTAATCCTTACTAATGGTAAGTTGTTTAATCAGATCAAAGAAAATGATCCTTTGGTCAAGACAACGCAACACTCCGGTTCAGACGGTGACGGTGGCGATCCTGACACTGACCCGTTGGAACACATGTTGGATAACGTAAAAGAAAGTGGTGATTTTTAATGGCACAATCACGTATTAGTGGTAAAGAAATTGTTAAAATGCTTGGTGAAAAGAGTGTTCAAGATGTCATGGATAACATTTGGCAATCTTCACCAACCTTGCAGGAATATACTGATCTACCAAGCAGCGGGACTGTTGGCAACTTTGCAAGTGCTTTGTTCAAATCTCCGAATGCCGTTAATGAATTTGTTAATGTGTTGGTAAGCCGTATCGGCCTTGTTATTCTCAAAACCAAGAGTTTGATGAACCCATTAGCACCATTTAAAAAAGGCGCTATGCCCATTGGCATGACGATTGAAGAAATTTTTGTCGATATTGCCAAATCAACTAAGTATGATATGGCCGAAAGTGTGAATGATGTTTTCGCTATCAATGCGCCGGACGTTAAGGCGTATTATCACGTTCGTAACCGGCAGGATAAAATTCCTACGACTATTACGGAAGAAAATCTTCGATCTGCCTTTACTAGCTGGGCAACGCTTGGCAGTTTCTTAGCCAGCCAAATTACAGCGATGTACAACCGCAACAATGTTGATGAGTTTAAGTATATGAAATTGTTGCTTGACCAAGCTATTCAGCGCGGGAACATGACGGTCGTTAAAGTGCCTAAGCCAGTTGAAGAAAATGGTAAAACCATTGTTACAACGATTAAGCAGTATTCTAACAATTTGACGTTCCCGTCACGTTTGTACAATGGTGCTGGTGTGATGACGCAATCTGCCAAAGATGAACAGGATCTGTTCCTAACTTCCGCTTCTGATGCTTTTATTGACGTTGACGTTTTGAGTGCAGCGTTCAACATGGGCAAGGCTGATTTCATGGGTCATAAGCACATGATTGATGGTTTGTCAAGCACGCCTAACTTGGTTGGTATTTTAGTTGATCGCGATTTCTTCATGGTTTATGACACGTTGTTCCGAATGACAAGTCAATACAATGCTTCTGGTCTTTATTGGAACTATTTCTTGCATGTATGGCAAGTTATGAGTACCAGCATGTTAGCAAACGCGGTTGCGTTCGTTTATGAAGATGCTGATCACACTGTCAAAGATGTTACCAGTGTCGTTGTTACCCCTAATACGGTATCAGCAAAAGCTGGCGCAACTCAACAGTTTACTTCCATTGTTAAGACAACTTCTGAATCCATTCCGCAAACTGGCACATGGTCACTTGCAAACAACAAGACAACGACCACGATTGATGCCAATGGGTTGGTAACGATTGGTTCTGATGAAACCGTTGGTAGTGCGATTACGGTTAAATTCACAGCCGATCATAAAGAATCTGATGGCAGCTACACCAGCGGTACAGCAACTTTGACAATTAACTAAAGGAGTGTCTTAAATGAGTTATGGTGACGACAACTATGTTGGCAATCAATTTATTGATAACACCATTGCTCCCACTGGCACATTACTTTATCTCTTGTCTGGCGTCCCCCTTGACGACACAAATGACAATCAATTATGGTTTGAACAACCAATAGACCAACAAAACTATTTTCTTCACAATAACAGTTTTGATCCTATCGTTGTTCCAGCCGATCAATATGCCTATCAGCGAACACAAGCTAAGCTACGTGTTGATATTAATGCTGAAAAGTTATATAAATACAATTATATTGCTTTTCAAAACGATCAATATGGTAGTCACTGGTTCTATGGCTTTGTCACTGATATTGAGTATATTTCCGAAGCCGCGTCCCGCGTCACCTTTAAAATTGACGCGTTTCAGACGTGGCTTTTTGATATTCATTTTCATACTAGTATCGTCAGCCAAATGCAAGATAAAGAGTTTAATAGCAGTGGGAACCCGATTGCCCGCAATTACGATGAAGGTATGAATTATGGGTCAGATTATAATATTGTCGACCAAATTCATATTACCGATGAACCAAATCCATATATTAGATGGATTATTATTTTAACTACGTACCCGTTTGAACGTGAGAATTATACAAAATATGCACCAACCACTTCTTTTAACGGTGTCATGACGCCACTGTACGCGTATACAATGCCGGTTGATCTTCGCAATCCCTATGCGTTGCAAAGTATTACCTACAAAGACCCTAAAGGTTGGAATATTCTTATTCCCCCATTTGGTACGATTGCAAATGCTATTACCAAAAGTGAAGATATGGCAGGTAAGGTTGTTTCAATGGAAATGGTTGATTGGAAGCCGGGCGGTGTTACCGGTAGTTATCCTAATTACACTTTTACTGGTGCAGGCAAAACTTATCCAGTATGGGTTAGTGATTTTCAAAACATGGGTATTGGCGATGGCACGGCAGCAGGTTCAGCAGGGCTAATAAGGCTTGAGCAAATTCCATTAGACAATTTTCAAGAATTTGCTATTGCCAACGTGTATGATCATTTCACTCGTTTTCCTACTAGCAAGCTAATGAATAGCCCTTATGCCATGATTGAACTAACGGATTTCAAGGGTCACATGCAAATGCTTAAACCCGAATATCTTCCGAACGGCAGACTAGTTATTAGAGTTCATCAATCAGTTAGCTGGAATACAAAAGTAAGTTACACAGCAACCAATTACAATGATGACGGAACTAATCCATATCATAACTGGTACCCACAGGGCGTGCCAGCGCTCAATATTCCAATGCAGAACTGGGATTCAACTATCACTGATTTCAATAGTGGTGATATTCCAGTCGCCACTGATGCTTTGGCAGCTTATTTGCAAAGCAATCGTAATAGTTTGCGGACACAAATGACTAATGCCGAAGCTAGTGGGTATACAGCAATGGCGAACAGTATGGATTCTGGCATTACAAATACAATTGTTGGTGCCATTCAGGGTGCACAAAATGGGCTTGGCTTTAGTGGCCTAAACGTTATTGGCGCTGCTACTGGTGCTATTACTGGTGCCGGCACAGCCGCAATGCAAGGCATGACTAATTATGGTAACACGCAGCGGTCTGTTGGTACTAACATTGCCAATCTTGCCAGAACACAGCAAGCCAAGATGGCTGATATTAAAAACTTGCCAGAAAACATTAGTGGTATGGGTAACAATACTATCTTTGAAGCTAATAACTTGATTTGTGGTTGCTATTTAGTCTTTAAACAGTTAAAAGATGAGTATGCAGAGTCATTAAGTAGTTACTTTAATCTTTATGGCTATAAAGTTAATCGCCTTGTTGATCTATCAGTGCCTAAACTATGTTTACATTCACGGCGTTGCTGGAATTATGTACAAACAGTTGATGCCAAGATTACTGGTAACATCAACACTAATGCCATGGCAGAAATTAAAGGTATTTTCAACAAAGGCGTAACGCTATGGCACACTGAAAGTGGCGTCACTGTTGGTGATTATGGTGCTAATAATAATGAATTGTGAGGTGAATTAAATGTCAAGAAGACGTAGAGGCCGTGAGGATTATTCGCGTTGGTACAATTATTATCTTCGACAGTTAATTGAACTTTCGTTAACTGTTTATAAATGGAATGGTTTACCTGAAACAGTTGATCCTCGTTTCTTGGAAAAACAGTTGATGCAAAATGGCAAGATTGTTTTTGTCAATTCACCAACGCTTGGTTATGTAACTTTGCAAGTAACCGAAGCTGGGAAGATTGACCAATACTTTACACCAACCGAGCGATATGCAATTGCCCCTAATCTAATGAATTTGGCCGATATTAAGTTTGACACTAGCGATAGCGTCATGATTTATAACAATTATCAACGAACGCCTGATTTACCGAGCTTGGAACTGTTTGCCGAAGAATTGTCCGACACACGTGCCACAACTCATGTCAATGTTCAAGCACAAAAGGTACCTAAAGTTTTCAGTACGACTGATAAAAAGAAATTATCAGCAATTAATACTGTTTCTAAAATGGATCAATATGAACCAGTTATTATTGTTGATAAGGACTTAGGCATGGATAAAAGCGATGTGATGGATACTACTTCACCTTACGTTGTTGATAAGCTAGATGCGCATTTAAAAAACATTTGGAACGAAGCTATGACGTTCTTGTCCATTAATAATGGTAATCAAGATAAAAAAGAACGTGTTCAGACAGCCGAGGTCAACGCCAATGATAGTCAAGTTATCACAATGGGGCTTGCAAGGTTAAAAGCACGTCAAGATGCCGCAGCCCGAATTAACAAAATGTTTGGCCTGAATATTTCATGTGAGCTTCGCGAAAAGGAATATCAAAAAAGAAAACGAGAGTGATGAAGATGGCGGGTTACACGATCCAGCTAAGGAAACAGATTGATAACCTTTTACGTTTTCAGTATGACTTGCACCAACTAACGCATAATCAAAAAATCGAAAATGCCTTACCTTTGATTTTCAACTTTGATTTTGAAATTTTTGACGAAAAGTATCGAAGTGTCATTGAAACTAAACTTATCAATGCCTACTATTTCAAAGAGTTAGGTTTTGAAA